CAATTATCTCGCCCAGTGCCTCACTTTTGCGTTTGAAAATAGCAACAATGAGGTTTTTAAGGTTGAGTTTGATGTTGATGCCCTTGACCACTGCGATATGTCCTACTATGCTTGAAATCTCAAACACGCAACCAAACGCAATGCCAAGAGCTGCGGTCACGGTGTGGGTACATATGCCCATCGGCTCGGTTACGGCTAAACCAGCCACACAACCAAGCAACAAGTAAGTTGTATAGTCAACAAACTTGTTGAGTGTGCGCCTACCAGCCGAAGAGAAGTGGAACTTGTACTTTTTGCGTTCCTCTTCCGTCTTGGCATCTTTTGCGTGTTTCTTACACTCTCGCCAACCCCACCAAAAGTCGGTAGCAATAAGCACGATGCAGAAAACTATCGCCCATCGTAGGTCATATACAGCCGTCATCGCCTCACTTGCGAACAATGCCCAAGTGACCATTGCACCCACGTTGTGTGTCATTACATAGCCTCCAACTCGTTAATTTCTGCTCGCATAGCATTGCGCTCTGCGACCAGTTCTTCAACATCGTAAGGCATTGGCTCGTTAGTCAGTTGCGCCTCGGCACATTTGATTATCTTATAATCGCCTTGCGCCAGTTGGTCTTTTAGATCCCAAATGCGAGCCTCACGTTGTTGCTGTGCGATTTCAGCCTCGGTGGGTTGGTAAGGTTGAACCTCAACCCAGCCATTCTCTGCAAGCATCTCGGCTGTTGGGTTCAGCACCACACAACCATTAATCTCTATCTGCTTGCCCGATATTGTTTGTCCGTCTTTTTTGTACATAGTTAAACGTTTTCCCCTTTCCAAAGGTAGGTGTTGTTGGTGTTGTCCTTAATATAAGCCTCATCCAAATAGTCGCAGTCAAATGTCGCACGGATATATGCGTATTGACCAGCCGTTACAGCATACGTGTAATCGGAATTGTAAGTGGTTGGTTGTATATATCCAGTCCATGTTTTACTCGCATTATAAAGTTGGTGGCGAACATTATACAATCCTTTCGATGCCGTATCGCTGAAATGAATTGTTATACTTGCACAAGTAGCTGGTATCTCAATGAAAGGAGTTGCCACAAGGCATCGTTCTAATATAATACCACCCAAGCCAACACCAAAAACAAAGCCTTCGTATTTGTCAATTTCGGCTTGATATAATGCTCTCCTGATAAATATTTCGCTTGTCATAACTTATGCGCTCCATACTTTGGCAAGTGCCTTGCCGTCCATAATACTAAACTCAACGTAATCGCCCGAATGAATGTCGGGAGCATCTGCAATCGTCACACTTGGCGAAATGCTGATTGTAGGATTATCTGCCCCAGCAACAAAGCTGAAGGCATAGATGTTGGTTATACCCGACACCTCGCTACCAAGTGTTAGGGTTAGGCTTGTGACTGCGCCAGTAAACTTGTAAAACGTGTTTCGTGCAAGTGTCTGTGTAGGTGTTGCGCCACTCACCGACACCACAGCCATATCACCGCCATTGTGGATGTAGAACTTGGAAATAGTGCCATCGGTCAAAGTGATGGTTACCTCGTTAGTGCCACCGCTTTGTGTGCTTGTTGATGTCTGCACGATAGACTGAACACCAACCCCAGGCTCACCAGCGACAAAACATTGAGAATTAAGGTAAATAACGTTGTTTTCAAGCCCCTCAATGATGTCATCGGTGGTCAGGTCATCGCTACTCTCAACGATAAAGAACTGGTCGGTACGGAATGAGCGCAAACGTGTTGAATCTTGCTTTACAATTGTGACCACTACACCATAGTTGTCTGCCAACTCGTTGCCGTCTAAATCAATATATGCGGTGTTGCCAGTGATGCTCGGTGTGTATGTATATTGTCTACGGTCACCCTTCAACTGGATAGTGACCACATCGGTAGGGTCAGGTGTGTAGTCCTGAAGAACCATTGAACCCTCGCTAATAACGTAGATTTGCAAAGGGATGGCAAGTGAGAAGGTGTTACCCTGCACGATGATTGGAATGCTTGTTGAACTTGGCATATTAATGTCCTATTTTCTTGATTGATAATCGGTTATTAACTAATTTTCTCTTACAACAAGTTTCGCTTGTGTTGAGATATGCAAGGCATTGAGCCTTGTAGTTGTCGGCTATCGCAAAAGCCTCGTTGTATGTCTGCGTTTTTTGCGCTTGCTCTGCCTCATCGCTGTATTGGTCGGTTTTAATTTGGAAACCAAACCTTGTTGCAACACCGACACTATTGCGAATTATGCGACCATAGGCATAATAAAGCAGAGCCTTGCGCAACCCAGCGAAGATGTGTGCATCGCCACAAGTGTCTTTGTAGATTCCACCTTCCCACAAAAGCAGAGCAACGGCATCTTGGTCACGATCAAGAACTCGCAACCACCAATCTGCACCAACGGCAGGGATGATGTCAAGATTTTGCGCCTCTTCAATGCATCTATCTACAAGTTCATCTTGTGAGTTGCAAGGTCGGCACTCTTTGTCTATGTCCTCACGGCTTATGAGCAACATATTATCGTATTTCAATGTTTCTGCCATAATTAATCCTCAACGTTGTAAGTTAGTGGTTGGATACTGCAATCGTAGTTAGCAAGTGGCTCAAACCAGTTGTCAAAAATCTTGCTAAATGCACGTTCTATAAGCCTCTGTTCCTTTGACACAAGGCTTGAGTAGTAAGAATAGCAATCGTGGATGGTTGTGCCACTAAATCCAAGTTTACCGCTACGGATGCACAAGAACGGCTCTTGTTCAAATGCGCTATAAATGCGCTCAACAACTGAATTGTCGGTAACTTGGAAATCCTTGTCAAAGTTTTTCACTGGGAATTCTACAATTTCGGGTTTTTCCTCATCGTTTGCAACGGTCAACGAAATAAGCACGTTGCTTGTTTCATCACCCTGAAATTGCGCCAAGTCTTCAGCAAAGCCACGAGCCTCAACCGCTTGCCGTGCTGCCTCATCCTCGTTCATTGCTTGTGAGGTTTTGCTTATCACAAAAGCACTACTCAAAAAATTGCATCGGGCATTACGGAACTTGATGTTGCTCAAGCCTTCATCGGTTGAAAGGTCGGTAAGCACACGGTCATACTTTGGAAGTGGGTATCTATCTCTGCCAGCGGTTGACACCCAAAGAATCTGCCCCTTGTAGTGGTCAATGCCACCACACGCATTGATCTGCGCCCTCACGATGTTTAGGTCGGGGTTAAATCGGTCAAAACTGGTGATGGTGTCCTTGCTAACTCGCAGAATCTTGCCGTTGCGAGTGGTTCTGCCCATCCAGTCAGGATGTGTCACAATGTGGGCGATGTAACCTGAATCATCATCCTCTTGCAGTCTGCAACTCTCAAAAGGCACGTTCTGCACCTCGCACACCTTGCAATTCAGGTCATAGTTAACGTGAAGAGCAAAACCGCCATAATTCGCCAAGTCTTGAGCAACAGCCGTCAAGATGTCATCGGTTGTTTCGCCATAGCGGTTGACCTCAAGGTCATAGATGACCGCATTGGCAATGCCTTGACCTTCGATAAATCGTGCGTAACGGTCTGCACATTGCGCACCAGTTGATGAGCTGTCCAAGATAGCCTTGGCTTGCTGTGGGTACAAGTTATTGCGACCATAGGCTTTGATGCCTAAAGTTGCTAAATAACTCACATCTATGCGTTGTGGTGCTTTCTTTATTTTTTGGATGTTCATTTTGCGCCCTTATTTGCGTTTTTTCGCACTCTTTTTCTTTTTGGGTGTAGTTGGTTCATTCTCGGCTTTAACCTCGGCAGATGGCTCGTTTGCTACCTCTGCGACCACTTGTTTTTCGGTGGTTGCACTGGGTAGAATTTCAAACCAGTCTTTGCGTTGTGGGAACGATGCCAAGAAATCCCTTGCCACCTCATCAGTGAGGTTGCTATTGGTGTAGTGGTTGCCCTTCCATTGCAAGACAACTCCACGAACTAATCTTGATTGTGCCATTGTTGTATTCGTTTTTTTGTGGTACATTAGTTTCGCATAAATCTCCAAGAGCGCATCTTTGTATTTGTCTTTGCAGTTGCATTTGCGCAAGTGTTTGCGACACACCGCCCAATAAAGGCGGTCAATGCGCTCTTTAACAAGTGCGAGGTCATTACCGCTACTGGCAAGACCTCGCAATATCATCAGTTCGGCTTGCGCCTCTTGTTCGGTCATAACATCAGGTTAACAAGCGGATGTTGCAACTTGCAAGCTGTCAAAGATTGCCTTTGTTGTGAACAAGTTACCATAGCTTGCGTTTTCCTCGGTCATAGTGACCAACCAGCCAGCGAGTGTGTCATCGTTGTATAACTCACGCACTTGAGCTGAACAATGCAAGCCAGCCTCTGCTCCATAGACCTGATAGTTGCCCATCTTGTCGGGGATGATAGCCACGAACTCGCCATTTGCCAACGAGAACAAGTCGGGTGCGGTGTCGCTTGAATGCTCCATCACAACGAATTGGACTGTGTTAGTGATGGTATTGGTGTAAGTTCCCTCTGCCATCTCTTGTTGAGTGCCACTGAATGGTTGTTTGCCAGCTTGGTAAACTTTGGTTGCCACCTTACCACCACATTTAAGGGTCATTGCAGTGATATTGAATCCCGAAATTGTGAGAGTGTCAATGTCTTTGCGGTTGATAAGCAATCCCATTGGCTCTGCACCCTTGACCATAGGGTTTTCGCAGTCAAAACCTGCGATGTCTGCGCTAATTAAAAAATCACATAATGCCATAGTTATTCACCTTTTAGAGATTCGTAAATAGTTTTATCAATGAAAAGGTTGCCCTTGACTGCGTTTTCCTCGGTCATTGTAACGAGCCAACCGCTCAAGGTATCATCGCTATACAGCTCACGCACTAAAGCAGATGCTTTCAATCCGCTCTCAATGCCGAACACCTGATAAGTGTTCATTGCGTTGTTCTGCAACACAACAACAAAATCACCGTTCATCAGGGCGAACACTTGCTCGGCTGTGGTTGTGCCTTGGTTGAGAATCACAAACTGCACAGTGTTGGTGTATGTGTTGATGTAAGTGCCTTCTTGCAGCTCTTGCTGTGTTCCCGAAAATGGGGTCTTACCGCTCTGCACGATGTCATAGGCTTGTTTACCTGCATTCAAGGGAAGAGCCGTGATAATGAAAGGGTTGTCCTCATCATAGGTCACACCAGACATATTGATGTCACTGCGGTTGATGAGCAATCCGTCAGGCTTTGCTCCTTTGACATTACCCACGCAACTACTTTGGATATCGTGTTCTAATATATAATCACATAATGCCATAGCTTTTTCTTTTTTTGTGTGTTAATTAAAAATTCGGTGCATAGGTGTGTCACCACCCACACACCGAAGGGATTATTGCTTATGAGAGATTAGCAATTAGTAACCGATAACAGCCATCTTGTCATCAAGAACAAGTGCGCCCATCTTGTCGGTTGCGTAGATGTAATTGTACAAGGTTACTGGGTCAAAGGTGATACGAAGACCAGCGAACTCGTCAGTACCGTTAACACCAAGAGCAAGGTTGCGCTCGGTGGTGTAGATTGCACGGAATGGCAGATTGTAAGCAGTACCATTGCCCATGTAGCTTTGGATGATTTCATCCCACTGGGGAACTACACGCAGCTTGATGCCACGATATGTGGTTTCACGGATGCCACCGAAGAGTGCAGTCCAAGCAAGGTCACTACCACAGCAACTTCCAAGAATTTGAGCCTCAAGACCACTTGCAAAGGCTTGGGTAACATAGATAACTTGGTCGCTTGCCTGACGGAGAGCTGGGTTAGCGGCTGCAATCATATTGTCAAGAGCGGTCTTTGCCTCGCTATTGATTGCTGCGAGCTGCGCTGCGATTGTTGCCTCGCTATTGGCAGCGATAGCAACGTGTGGAGTAGTGCCAGCGGTTACACTTGTGAAGAGCTGCTTGAAGATACCATCGGTCAGTGTGAAGTAAGCAGGGTTAACGGTGTCTTTGATTACACCGCCATCGGTAACGGTCTCGGCTGCGGTGTCACCAAAGAACGCAATGCGGATGTACATCTTCATAATTGCAAGTTCCAAACGAGGAACTACAATCTCATCAAGATAATCGTTAGCGGTCATATCGGTGATGTCCGTTCCAGTGTTGAGAGTGTACTTTACAAGTGTGTTCTCTACATCTGCCCAGCAGAGTTTCTCTGCAATCTGCCAAGTGGCGATGTCCCAAGTCTTCTCTTCAGTAGCAATTGCATCGTTTCCCCATTCGGGGTTGCAACCAGTACCCTCAAGACCTACCAAGCCAAACTCACCAACCAAGCCCAGCTTGTCACCGTTGAAAACTCGGGGGAAGATGTTGAGAAGAGTGCCAATGCGCTCTGCACTCAATACATCCTTAAAAACGAGCTTATTAAGCTCACGCACCGCCCCATTGTCAGGGGTAATTTGCGTAAAATCTAAACCAATTGAAGCCATAATGTTTAATCCTTATATTTTTATTTGTTTAATTTGTTCTTTCTTTCGGCTTTCAACTTGCGGTATTCAGCGAATGAAAGCTGTTCTTTTTTCTTATCTTGTGCCTTGTCAAGATTGTTGGTTGTGTTCTCTCGTTTGTCAACTTTGCCAGTTGATTTCACGTTCTTCAACCATTCAATGCCACCAGCGACCGCTACCATATTCAGGATGTTCTTGTCGGTGTCGCTTTTAGCATTTGCCTTGGCATCTTCCAACTCTTGACGAAGGCGGTCAATCTCGGCATCCTTTTCAGCGATTTCAGCCTTAAGGCGGTCAATTTCGGCATCTTTCTCGCTCAATTGCTCATCAATCTCAAGTTTAGGCTCGGCATCGTTCTCCTCGCCCTCCTCTCTTCGCTCAACCTCGGTCTCCTCAACCACCTCTTCCTCGGCTGGGCGAATCTCGGTGCTGACGGATTCTTCTACAACGATGGT